ATAATTTTATTTTCGTACATTATATCTGTCCTTTCTCATACATTGATTTTAAAAAATCTGATTTTTGTACAGGATGATTTCTCCAACAAAATACATTTAAGTATTGAAAAAATTTTGTTTCATCTCCATTTACTCCTACATAACATAAAGTGGCTTCATGTTTATCTTTAAAATACTCATAGCGATGAGTGCCGCTTCTAATAGTAACACCATCTTTATCTAATACAATTGGACATAGTAATCCATTTTTTTCCATATCAGGATTTACTTCACTTTTAAATTTATCCATTGTAGGAAATAATGTTTTCATATCTTTAAACTTTACTTCTTTTAATCGGTTTTTAAATATTTGGTAATGAGGCTCTAACATTAGTCCCTTCCTCTATTCATTATTGGGTTGTATTCTACATCCATATTTGCAGACAACGTTCTTCTATATCCTGGCCCATTAAAAGGATAGACACAATGTCTAACATCATATGGAAATATATAAAAATCTCTCTCTTTAGTATTAGGAGAATAATCACACGTTGCAAATTGACCAGATACTGATCCCATAATCTGTAACTTACCATTCATTGGATTATGTTCTGAAGAATATTCTACTCCAAAAGATTCTGGTAATTTTAAAATCATCACACTTGATAAACCTGTGTACAAAGAACCTTGGTGAACGTGCACTGGATTATATTCATGTTGAAACATTTGATTAATCCAAATAGAATTTAAAGATTTTTTATAGTCTTTAATTTTATTAAAATCTAGATAGTGACCCATAGTTTTATCAACCCATTGCAAGACATTATTTGGTAACATATTGTGATGATGCATCTTTGAAGTGTCTGTACCTTGATAGAATAAACTATGTTCTTTCTCAATCTTACCTACTAATTGTTTGTTAGCTGGAGGTAGTGTTGGATATTTTGTTTCATACACATGATTAATAATATTAAATACATCAAGAGGTACTTGATATTTTAAAACGGTTTGTCCTAAGGGACAGATACTAAAATTTAATGTGTCCATATTTTTCTCTTATTCTTTCTGGAATTTTTTCAATGTAAGGGTTGTATACTTTTCTAACTTTCCCTGCAAATAGTTTATGCATATTACTACCTACAATTTTATCATCGTAAGTTAAACCATTTACTTTTACATCACCAGGATTTTCAAAGTTATGGTTAAAGTAAGGCTCACCTATAAATTTATATATTTTTCTAAACTCTTGTTCAGGATTAGTAACCATATCATCGTACTTTACATAATGACACATATCTTTATAGTTATATGAATTTTTTATAGCTTCTAAATCTTTTGCAACAGCACCATTTTTATTCATAATCATTGCTAATTTTTCTTCGTCAGTTTGTACTCCAAATCGATTAGGGAAGGCATCAGGGTTTTCTGTGTACCATTGCATATAACTTGCTAATACATCCATTAAATCTCTAAGTAATACAATACATTTAAAAGGTCTTTTAAAATGTTTTTTAATTAATTTAAAATTACCAGTTGTCATTACTGGACCACGGTCAATGATTATACGTTGAGGCCAATCTTTGTAGTAAACATCATAAACTATATCTAATACGTTGTCCAAGGATCTATGATCAGGAAAATTTTGAAAGACATCTGTTTGTTTAAGTAGAAACAAATCTTTCATTATCTCTAAGGTAACAGAATTAGCAGTCGCAGCTATCTCAGGGTTTTGATTCATAATACTTGCAAATAAAGTATTACCGGATCTAGGTTGTGCTACTAAAAAAAATAGTTTCTTATTCTGATTTGGCTCCGAGGTCATTAGTCAATTTTTCTTTTTTGTTATAAATCATCTCTCCTGATTTTTTAACTCTCTCGATTGTTTGTAATTGTCCTAATACATTAAATACTTCCGGCTGACTTGATCCTGATGTCAATGTCTCTGCTTTATTTTTCATGATCAAATGATATGAATCTAGTTGATGACTGTTAACATCTTTGTCATCAAACGAACCATCATTAAATTCTTTTTTAAGAACTGACCATAGTTTAATTTCTCTCATTCTGTCTCTTGCTACTAACTGCATGTTAGCAACAGAATATGTTTTTTCATCTATATCAATTTGAAGTAATTCTTTTTTTAAAGGATCTTCTTCTTTAAGTAATTTTTCTTGTAATCTTTTTAATTTAACTTCATTACGTCTTGCATCAAATGATAGACTCATTAAATTTTCTAGGAATACATTTTGTTCTCTAACACATTGCCAATACTTAGAAGCTTTTGTAGGGTACTTAGCATCTTGAAGAACAGACATTCTCATTTCTGTTTCAGTTCTAAACACTTGTTTCTTTGTCCAAGTATCTCTAAGCTCACCTGTTAATTCTTTAAATTCTTTGACATCATTTGGGTCAAGCAAATTATTTAAGCTAGGAGCTTCTTTTTCTATTAGTGCATGAATATTTCGTTTTTCTTCTGACATTTATAATCCTTTGGTTAATTAAAATATAACTATTAAGGGTTATAAGTCAAGTTAACTTGTAGTAATGTTTTTAGTTATAACAGAAGGACCTGTAAATTCTTCTACTTCAGTTTTATTTGGATAACCTCCTGCTGACATTGTTTCAGCTTGTGTTGCACTTCCTGAACTAGCTCTATTAGAAGCAGTAACTGCTCTTGATGGACCTGTAGCCCATGCTGTTCCATTATATAACTGTGTTCCTGGAGAATCTCCAGTTGGGGGAGATGAACCATTCATTAAAACTGCTAAAGTTTGTGTTCCTGAAGTTCGATTAAATGCCATACCTGTTACTAAAGCTGCACCTGCTGTCCAAGAACTACCATCGTAATTCCAAGTACCTGTTGTATAACCAGGATAACCAGTATTTGTTAAAGCAGCTGTTTGAGTTCCTACTGTTCCATTATTTGAAACAACTGTTGGAATTGTTCCACCTGCTGTCCAGTTTGTTCCGTCATATTCTTCTGATGTTCCTGTAAAAGGAGGTAAACTTCCTCCAACAGCCAAAGCTGAAGCAGTTGTTCCACACCCAGATAATTCTAGTTTTGCTGCAGGTAAATTATTTCCTTCACTCCAACTACTTCCATCGTATGTTTGAGAGTTAGCTGTACGAGGTCCTCCTCCAGCAGCCATTGCTGCAGTTTGAGTTCCATAACTAGCCATGTTTGCAACTGCAGTTCCTAAAGCTCCACCACTAGTCCAAGATGAACTATTACCCTCAAACGTAGAAGTTTGTGCAGTATCACTAACATTATCTCCACCTAATAATAAAGATGCTGAATTTGATGTACCTGCTGCACCCATTCTTTGATTACCTGTTGGTATTGCTGTACTAGATGCCCATGATCCAGCTAAAACCATACCATCAACACGCAAATTACCTGTACCAGAATTATACCATACCTGTCCATCTTCTGGATTTGCAGGATCTGCTGATAAATATTTAACTGTTAGTCCTTTAATTGTATTGTAGCTAGCCATTATAAAATCCTTAAGGGAGTGTTATTGGACCAGGTCTATTGTGCATAGATTGTTCTGCTTCAGACAATAAATCCCACGCAGCTTGTGCCGCAGTTACTTCTGCATCCACTAAAGCTTGTGCTTCCACTTTTGTCTTTTCAACACCGTTCTTTTCAGCTAACCATCTTGCGCCTTTTTCATTGAAACCAATGACCCAGACGTTTGCAGGGTGACCTTGAAGAAAAAAATCTTGTCTATCCTGATGGGTAAAAAATCCTTTTCCAGTGTTTGTAGCAGTACCATATATAAATAGTGCTTCTCTTAGTGCCATAATATTTACTCCTTTGTTATTATTATATCGTTAAACTTAATCATTATCAACTAGATGTTAATGTTTTGTAATTTAATGCTTGTATCTCACCTGTAAATTCTTCTGTTGCTGTTGTATAACTTCCTGTTGAACCACCTGCTTGAACTCCTGCAGTGGTGTTTACCCCAATCCCATTTGCAGAACCTTGTCTAGCTGTTGCTAAACTTGATGTCCCAGCCCAAGATGTACCATTATATAATTCAGTAGCTGCTGAAACACTTCCAGAATTACCTCCTGCACAAATAGATGCAGTTTGTCCTGCAGGTCCACCAAAACCATTAACTTGATTTCTAGCTGTACTCATTGATCCACCAGCTGTCCAGTTTGTTCCGTCATACTCATATGTAGTTCCTGTGGTACTTGGATCAGCTCCTCCAAAAACTAAACCTGCAGTTAATGTTCCTGTTCCTCCACCCATATTACCTTTTGTAAAAGGAGCAGTTGGTACTGCTGCCCAATTAGTTCCGTCCCATTCTTCTACAGTATCACCACCAGCAGTAGGAGAACTATCTCCTCCCATACATACTGCTGCTGTACTAATTCCAAAACCTTGACCTGCTCTTTTTGCGGTAGGAAGTGAGTTTGTAGCTGTCCAAGCTGTGCCATTATATAATGCTGAAGTTGCTTGTCTTGCTCCAGGAGAAGCATTATTAATTCCCCCAAAAGCTAAAGTTGTTGACTCTGTAAGTCCACATGCCATAATACTTTCATCTTCAGAAAGGTAATTACCTCCAGCAGTCCAAGCTGAACCATTATATTCTTCTGTTGAATTTGTATTGCTTGCAGCTTCTCCACCAAATGCCAAACCAGATGATTCTGAACCTGCTCCTCCAATATGATCTCTTGCGTTAGCCATGCTTCCACCACTAGCCCATGTTGCAGCTACGGGTGAAAATATTGATGTAGTAAATTCTTCTGTTGTTGTAACAACGGAGGGTGTTTCTCCTCCAGCAGCGAAAGTAGCAGAAGCTGTTCCAACAACTCCGTATTGTACTGCTTGTCTAGCTGTTGCCATTGCAGCAATTGTTGTCCAATTAGTTCCATCATAAGATTCTGTTGCTGCAGAAAGACTACCACTATTTCCTGCAAAAATAAGTCCATTAGTTTGTATTCCAGCAGAACCTATATTTTGTCTACCTAAACTATTATTATTTACTTCTGACCAAGAAGTACCATTGTATTCCTCAACATTTGTAATTTTAGTTGAACCATTATCTCCTGTGACTGCAACTGCAGCAGTTTGTAATCCAAAACCTCCAAGTCCTAGTCTTGCTGTATTCATAGCGTTTCCTGCAGTCCATGAAGTACCATTATATTCTTCTGAAAGAGCATCAACTCTACTACTTGGACCTTGTCCACCAAAAAGTAATCCTGCTGTTTGAGTTCCTGCAGATGCCACATTTTGTCGACCTGTGTTTAAATCATTTCCTTCTGACCAACTTGTTCCATTATATTCTTCTGAAAGAGCTCCAAAAGGACTACCGGCTGCTACAAGACCTGCGGTTTGTGAACCCATACCTGATCCAGCACCTCTACCTGTGTTTAAATTATTTCCCTCTGTCCAACTTGTTCCGTTATATTCTTCCGATTCATTTTTACTATCAGGTTGTCCGCCAGCAACTAAACCAGCTGTTTGTGTTCCCATTCCCATAGATGATTCTTTTGCAACATTCAAAGCTCCACCACTAGCCCATGCACCAACACTTAGAACCGTTTTAAAAACACCAGCAGTCGAGTTATACCAAACTTGGCCCTCGGCCTCAACACTTGTTGGATCTGTGCTTAGTTGTTTAATTTGTTTTCCAAATATTTCTTTGTATGTTGTCATAATTTTTTAACTTGTTGTAAATGTTTGTGTTGCAGCGGCGGCTGTAAATTCTTCTGTTGCGTTTGTAACAGAGGGTGTGTTACCACCTGCGGCTAATGATGCTGATGTCGTACCATTACCACTAAGAGCGTATCTTGCAGTGGACATATCAGCTATTTCTGTCCAAGATGTTCCATCATATTCTTCTGTAAATGCTCGTGTAGGATTTTGCCCACCAAAAGCTAAAGCGGCAGTTTGAATACCTGATCCACCTGCCTGTTGTCTAGCAGTGTTTAAATTATTTCCTTCTGACCATGATGAACCATTCCATTCTTCTGAAACATTATAAAGAGTATAACTTGGTGCAGGTCCTTCTCCACCAAAACCTAATGCAGCAGTTGAAGTTCCAGCACCTGCTATCCCTACTCTAGCTGTGTTCATAGTCGCTAATGCTGTCCAAGAAGTACCATTGTAAGATTCTGTCCCATCTCCTCCTCCAAAAGCTAATGCGGCAGTTTGTATTCCTGCACCTGCTAAACTTCCTCTTGCAGTATTTAAATTATCTCCCTCTGTCCATGAAGTACCATTATATTCTTCCGAGTCTGCTGTAGTAGGAGTACCTCCAAAAGCTAACCCTGCTGTTTGAGTACCTGCTCCTGCTATTTGAAATCTTGCAGTGTTTAAACTATTACTTGGACTCCACGATGAACCATTGTATTCTTCAGTAACACCTGTAGGAGAATTATCAGGTAATCTACCACCAAAAGCTAAAGCTACTGTTTGAGTACCAACAGAAGCAAGAGCTTGCCTTGCTGTTCCAAGATTACCTCCCGCTGACCACGCACCAACTAATAATTGACCTTTTAATGTTTGAGAAGTTGAGTTATACCAAATGTCACCAGCCGCTGCCGGAGATGGATCTGATGAAAGGGATCTGATGTTTCGTCCAGCTATTTCTTTGAATGTTGACATTCTACTCCTTAATTATTCTGGAGCAGCCAACCTTGTGTACTATCAACATACACCAAAGTAAAACCTGCTCTCTCAGTTGCTACTGTTAAATCAGCTGCAGCGCCTTGTATGTTATGTGAATTTCTTGCTATAGTCAAATTGTTAGTATCAAAGGTTCCTGCATAATCTATAAACGAAATAAAGTCTCCTATTGCAGCGGAAGTAGGAAGAGTGACTGTGAATGCTCCACCTGTTGTATTACAAAAATATCCACTACCTATTACAGCATTTGCTGGATCAGCAGTAATAACTGCTTGCCAAGAAGCGCCACCAGAAATATCTCCGAATGATGCTGTTGTACCATCAGTTGTTAAAACTTGGCCTGTAGTCCCCATAGTGATTCCACCGAAAGCATCAGAGTCATTAAATTGAAGTTGTTTGTCACTTCCTCCTGGAGGTGAAGCTAATGCAATATCATTTACATTTGTCCCATCTGAAAACACATATTTAAAACCTTTATCTGTTGTTGCAAAAGTTACTCCTGTTCCTGAAACAGTTTTAAACGCAACTGTAAAAGAACCTGTAGTTCCATTTTCTAAGATATATGTTTTTTCAATTCCGTTTGGAATTGTTACAGTTTGATTTCCTGTAATTGTTCCTGTAAATTTTATAACTGCATTTCTCGCATTTGAAATAGTTTCTGGAGTCATTGCAAGATTAGTTGTTTGTACCCCACCTGCTATAGATACAGCTTCATAACCTGCAATAGCTTGTTGTACTAAATTTAAATTTGTATTTGTTTTATCACCCCATGTTCCAGCGTTCTCGCCAGTAACCATAAGTTCGAGTTGAAGATCTGTTGAATATGCCGATGTCATTTAAAAATTCTCCTATTAAATTTATATTTTACTATTATTAAGCTGCTAAATCAACCTCAGTCCATACATTAGTTACATTTGGATCTATCTCAGCCCATGCTGTAATGTTGGCTGTTCCAACACTAGAACTCATTAAAATACCAGTTAAACTTATGTCTGCGTTAGCAGTAATTGCTACACTTCCTATACTAGCAGATAATGACTGACCTGTAACCTCTGCCACCGATACAGCGTCTGCATCCCCAATAGACATTGTCATAGAGAACCCTGTAACTGACACCGTAACGTCACTAAATGCAGTTTCCTGACCAAGTTGTAAAGTTGCTACATTTCCAGTAACATCTACCTCTTGGTTTAAGTCTGCTACTGCAGTCCCAATTGTAGAAGTTAAACCAATACCGGTTACTGATAAATTTGCATCTGCTGTTATTGCAACAGATCCAAGACTCATGGTAACTGCTATTCCATCTACAGCAGGTCCTGCTGTAATAATTTCTGATACTTGACCAATACTTGTATTTAATGTGTGCTCAGTAACATTAATAGATATATTACCATCAGCTGCAATATCTACAGAACCTATTCCCGTAGACATCTGTAAATTAGCAGCATCTAATTTATTAAATGTTGCTTGACCAATGTTAGAATTTAAAGTTATTCCAGTAATATCTACTTCTGTATCTGTAAAAGCAGTAACTGATTCAATACTTGAAGTTAATTGCTGACCTGTAGCAATAATCGTTATATCTGTAAAGGAAGTCTCATCTCCAAGAGATGCTGTTAAAGATATACCGTTTACTTGAACAGTGTAGGCATCACCCCATACAAGGTTGCCCCACTCAGCTCTTCCCCAACCTGTATTAAGTTCTTCTGTAGTTGTTACAGAACCGCTACTTGAAGTTAAGCTAACTCCAGAAACAGATACATTAGCATCGGCTTGATCGCCCCACTGATTCTGTCCCCATGTTGCTGAGCCCCAAGTAGCAGCCATATCATTTTATACCTTTATTAAGCTATTCTTAAAATCGCAGCAGATGTTGTAAATGCAGGGAACTGAACTGTAAATGTTCCAGCTGTTGCAGTTTTGTCTCCACCGAAATCTAATACAGCAACTGCATCAGTAGTACCTGCACCACCATCAGTTGTTGTGTTGTAAATCAAAGCACCTCTTGCAGTAAGAGTTACTCCTGTAAATGATAAATCAGCAAAATCAGTAATAGCTATTGCTGAAGATACTTTAACACCTTGATTAATAAGTGTTCCACCACCTGCAGTATAACCTGAAGATGATACTTCATTTCCTGTTGTATAGTTTTCAGTTGAAGCACCTAGTGTTGCTGCTGATGTATACATTGCTAATTTATATGTATCAGATGATGTATCAAAATCGTGTTTTCCTTGAAGTAATTCTTTTTTAAAAGAATTACAGATTGCGTTTGTTGTTATTGCCATAATTTTTCTCCTTTATATAATTTTATGGTGATGGTGAAGGTACCTTAACTCTAGGTACACCACTATCGTATTCACTTCGTCTTCTTCTCCCCATTTGCTGTAAAGCAAATGAATTGACTTCTTCATCATACTTGCTTTTATTCATACTGTAAAGATTGTCGGGTCCTTTTAAATAAAGAAAAGCTTCAGTTAAAACTCCGTGTTTCAACATGCTTTCTTGATATACAGAAAGAAAAGTAGTATTCGTTGTCGTAAATTGAGGTGGGTCAATAATATAATTAATTTGAACTTGATAAGTAGTTAAATCAGGAATAGGTGCTACCAGTATATTAAAATCATCCCAATTAGCAAAAAATGCAGGTAAGCCTGTAGTTCCATCACTATTATATTCAGAAATAAAACTGGTTTCTCTTTTCTCTAAAAAAGATCTATCACCATTAGCTTTAATAACTTGTACTGATCTTACAATCATACAATCTGCGGGTAAGCTTACATATCTGTTGTTTTGAGTAAAAGTAGAAGTAGAGTATTTTCTTAAATCATCATAATCTACTTTTCCAGCTACATCTAATTCAACTGTTCTAATAAAACCTTGAATAATAGTGTCCGTTAATACATTAGAATCTACTTCTGTGTAGTCTCTTATTTGTGTTAAAAAATTTGCATATGATATAGCCATTATGTAATCTCCACAGTAACCGAATTTAAATTCATATTAATTTGTCGTCTTCTATTTTGTTCTGCACTATTATCAGGCTGCATTCCAGAAGACTGAAAACCAAATTGTCCTGGTAATGTTAAATCAATTGTAGTAAATATAGCACCTCCAGAAAGAAATGTGAAATCTTGTGTTCTAGAATTTTTTAAAGCTATCGCATCTGCTTTAACTGTTTTTCTTCTTATTTGAGGATGCTTAGACTCAAACTCAGAAATATGTACTAAAGCTCCAGTCCATTCTCTAACCATTTCTTGATAAGGAAATGACATACCAGATCTATCTGATATTGCATGAGATCTTTTACCTGTTGCATAAGCCATTATACACCATCTCCAAAGTAAGTTTGAGGTGAAATATATAAAGAAGTTCTAGAACCATCTTCGTCTAAAGCTCTTTTCATTTCATCTTCATAAGCTAGTTTTAACATTTGAGATCTTTCTGGAGCTTTTAAAAAAGATAAATAATAAGCAAGTCCTGCTACCATACAAGGTAAAAATCTAAAAGGTGCATCAGGAGTATTTGTATATCCTCCAGCATCTTCAATTCTTCCAATATAATAATATTTTAAATAAGTATAAGTAGCAGCATTAGGTGTTTGATACAAATAAATTTGAGGGTTTATTTGTCTATCCACATAATATTGAGAAGGTTGGCCTGTAGCTCCTTTATTAGGTAATCCAGCGTAAGTAGATCTGTCTGTTTTAGTTAAAGACACATCTGTTATTGTAGGACTGTTTCCAGCTCCTGTAGATATATAAGCTTCTAGTACATCACTACAATCTTGTGGAGTTGCATATTGACTTACTCCGCTTGTAAGAAGCTGTTCTTTATTTTTAATTTTCCATAAATGAAGTCCTCTATTGCCCCATTCAGAAAATAAAATATTTAAATTTCTTCTAGCTCTTTTTAAATCATAACCTGATTCAGTGGATACTCCACATCTTTCATAAGACTCATCTATTATTTCATCTACGTTTAAATCAAAAGTTGTTGTTCCTGATGAAGTCATTATAGTATATCTCTGTAATAATTTAATTTAATTTTATCTGTTTTAGTTAATTTTGTAGAACCATGTAATTTTACAGCCTCAACTTTATCTGCTTTAGCAAATTTTTTAGACTGTCCTTTACCTAAATCAATAAGTTTTTTACCACTAGCTTTAGCATATCTTTTAAGTCCATATCTAATACCAGCAGTTAATAAACCACCAATTAATAGTCTTTGTGCTTTCACTAGATCATACCTTTGTAATAATTTACTAAAGATTGATTAGAAATAGTTTCTCCGTCTATACTTGAATTTATAGAAGATCCATTATATTCCATTTCACCCCCTTTTGATTTCTTAGGTACACAATTAGGAACTTTACGTCCACCTTTGGACTTCATTCCAATCATTTCATACCCTTGCCAACAAGGTCCTTTTTTAGCCATTTGTTTCTCCTTTTTGTGCCGCGGCATTGAGAGTGTATAACTTCTCCTTTTTGCGGTTGTACAACTTCTTGGATTGTATCACTTTTAAAGTGAAGATTCTAGACCTTAGCTTTTTTGCTATTGGATTTTTTTTTAACATGATCGCTATTTTTCATAAGCTTTCCATTTGGCATATAATGATATCCTAATGGTGCTTTTTTCTTTCTAGCGCCTCTAAGTTGACCGTCTATCTGTGCTGGTATTTGTCCTCTTGTTATAGCCATTATAAATCTACCGCTTTTCCTATTATTGGTTTATATTTAGTTCTACCATCTTCTTTAAATGCATGCAAGAACTGCTTTCTAGGTTTATCTTCAATATAACTACAATGGCACCATCCGCTATTAGGTTCTCCTTTTTTGTAAAACTCCAAAATCATTTGGTCAAAATCTAAATTTTTATAGATCCAATCACAAAGTTCTGCGTTATCTACTCCTGGACATTCAAAATCAACGGCTTCCGCATCGCAGTGCTGACTATTGATTGAGCTACCTATTGCAACTGATAACTCAGATGACCTATAACAACTTGTAACGACCACTGGACCGAAGTGATCTCTTACGGGTTGTAGAATATTATCACACAATAGTTTTAACTTTTCTATCTGATCTGAATTAGGATTATTATCTATGCCCTTACGGACAGCAGTGTCTGATTTAATTAATTCTTGAAGAGTGAAGTTACGAGATAAGTTCATTTATTGACAAGATAAACATTCATCGCTGTCACTGTCAAGATCAGCTATTGCTTCTTGTTTACATTCATCACTACAGAACATATCTAGTTCTTCTTTAGCTTCGAATTCTTTTTTACATTTTTTACAATTTTTCATTATTTACCTCTAACAGAATCTATGAAATTGTACACTCTTCCAAATTGTTTATCAATAGACATCAAGTCAGATTGGATCATGGTTACGATTAACTGAAGTTCTATAAGTGTGACGAGTGTCCAAGTAGCTAATCCCATAAGGATTGTACCAAGTAATGCTATCATTGCTGTGTTAGTTTTTCTAGTCATAAGGGTGCCACTAATATTGTTAGTATAATAAATCCAATAATTAAAGCTCCTGTAAAATAATAGTTCACACTAGCACACTCCATATTAATTAGAATCTACTTTATAACTTTTGCCATGACCAACTTGTTAAGGCTGTAGCATAGTGGTTGATTGTCATTAATATATATCTAATCATATTATTTACTCCCACCAATGTAACCACCAATGACACCAATTAGTCCTGTAACC